GAAAGGGGTGTTGCATTGACAGATTGAATCTACAAGTGCCTTTTTCTGTCAGCGGTTCTCCTTTCCAGCCAATGAGAACCGTCAGGCGCGCGCCCCGTGGCGGTAGCTGCAACTGACCATCTGCATCATCCAGCGTGATGGTGAGCTGGTCCGCCTCAAATCCCCGGTTGTCGGTCAGTGACAGGCTCATCAGGCGCTCTGCCACGCCTGACAGCGTTTTACCCTCCGCGAGAATATCAAAATCCGGCACTTTCACGTGGTCTGTGCCCTGACTGAGCAATTGCATGGTGGTGTCGGTCATCTGTTCCCTCCCTGTGCGGCATGGTCGCATGTGCGTGCGGAGGGGGTTACTGCTTTTTGTTGTCGCCGTGGCGGGAGAACGGCGCAGGGGTGAGATTACGCGCGTGGTGGGTGATGATTGTTGCCGAATCATTTAACGGATACAAGGGGCTGAAGCTATGAGTGAAACTCGTTTTCATGGTGCCCGTGTTACGGAAAGTACCGACCTGGTAACAGCGATTAATGATGTTGATTCCAGTGTTATCGGTATCGTGGCAACGGCAGATGATGCGGACGCGGAGCTGTTCCCGCTGAACAAGCCCACACTGCTGACCCGCGTCAATGACGTGCTGGGAAAATGCGGGACTACGGGGACGCTTTATCGTGCGCTTAAGGCTATCGCAGACCAGGTGAGCACAAAAGTGATCGTCGTTCGCGTGGCTGAACACAAAGAAGAAGGCGGTAAGACGCAGGATCAACTGGTTATCGGTGGTTCTGAATCTGACGGCAGCTATACGGGGATGTATGCGCTGCTTGTTGCAGAGCAGGATGAAAGCATCGGATACCGTCCGCGTATTCTGGCCGCGCCGGAGCTGGACACGGAGGCGGTAACAAAATCCCTGTGCGTGATTGCGGGTAAACTGCGCGCGTTTGTGTATGCCACATGTCATGGTTGTAACACGATGGCTGAGGCGATTACCTACCGCCAGAAATTCAACGAACGTGAGGTGATGCTCTTATGGCCTGACTTCATCGCCTACAACCTGAAAAGTGGCAAAAACGAAACGTTCCCCGCGCCTGCTTATGCGTGCGGCCTTCGTGCGTACATTGACCATGAGCAGGGCTGGCACAAATCGCTGTCCAACGTTCCGGTTAAAAATGTGCTTGGGATGTCGAGGCATGTGTTCTGGTCGTTGCAGGCCGAAGACAGTGATGCCAACAGCCTCAACAACAAAGAAATCACGACCATTATTCGTCGCAACGGGTTCCGCTTCTGGGGCAACCGCACACCGGAAACGAACGCCTACATCTTTGAGGTGTATACCCGAACCGCACAGGTGCTGGCTGATTCAATTGCGGAAGCGCAGTTTGAAACCATCGACAGTCCACTGACACCTGCGAACGTGAAGGATGTTATCAGTGCCATCAGGGCAAAACTGGATTCACTGGTTACTGCCGGGAAACTGATTGGCGCGGAGTGCTGGTATGACATCGAGGATAACAGCACCACGAATTTACGTCAGGGGCGTGTGCGTATTCGCTACAAATATACGCCCGTTCCTCCGCTGGAAGACATGGAGCTTTACCAGTCGTTTACTGATGAATTCTTTGGTCCCGCATTTGCGGTGCTGGGAGGTGCCTGATGGCTGTACCAAAACATCTTCGCTTTTTTACGCTGTTTGTGGATGGTGAAAACGAAGTGGGTAAGGTGACGTCCGTCACCCTGCCTAAACTGACGCGCAAAACCGACAGCTACCGGGGTGGTGGCATGATGGGTGCGGTAAGTATTGACCTCGGCCTGGACGACTCCGCGCTTGATGCGAGCTTTGTCATGGGGGGCGCAGTTCGTGAGCTGTTCCTGAAGTATGGCGGCACGATTGACGGCACGCTACTGCGTTTTGCGGGGGAATACTACACCGATGATGAAAGCGACCTGTATGAAGTCGAAATGCGCGGACGTGTGACGGAAATTGATATGGGGGAAGCCAAACAGGGCGAAGCCACATCACACACTTACGCCATTAAAAACACCTACTACAAGCTGAGTGTTAACGATCGCCCGTTGTGGGAGATTGACCTGCTGAACTTCATTTACCGGAAGGACGGCAAGGACATTGTGCCCGATCGCATCCGTTCCGCGCTTGGGCTTGGCTGATAAGTAATATGCAGGCGGCGCAGTGCGTCGCCTCTGACTGAAAGGAGTTTCCTGATGAAAGAGACGAAAAACATCGATACCGAAAACACGGTAGTTACTGACACTGTGAAAGAAACCAGTGAGCGTGGTGTAAAACTTACCCAACCAATTGAGCGAGGCGGCGAAAAAATCACGTATGTGGAGATCACCGGGGCTATTGAGCAGGCTGGATCTCTGCGAGATTTGTCGCTGTCTGATGTGCTGAATCTGAAAGCGGAATCCATGTTTACGCTGCTGTCACGCGTGACATCACCGCGACTGGATGAAGTGACGATCAAAAAAATGGCATCCCGTGACTTTATTCAGTTATGTGTGGTTGCCGTAAATTTTTTGAGCGGTGCGGACTCTGGCGGGAAGAACGAACAGGCGACGGAAGCCTGATCACGGTTGTGTGCTTTGAGCACATAGAAGACTTTGTGGCAGATATTGCCGTTATTTTTAACTGGTCGCCCGCCGAAATCTTCATGATGACGCCCGGCGAAGTGGTTAGCTGGCGTGAGCGGGCGGCACTTCGCAGCGGGAATGCAGACAATGAAGACTCTTGATATCCGGGTCGCTTTCAGCGCCGTTGACAGGCTGACCCGACCTGCCGAAAACGCACGCCGCCTGATGGGGCAGTTTGGTGACTCCATCCAGCGAACGCAGGGGGCGATCAAAAATCTCGAGCGTCAGGCGCGATCATTTGAGCGCGCCCGCGACGCTGTCAGTAAAGCGGATGCTGGCATCGTGAAAGCACGACGCCAGCTTAACGCCCTTAATCAGTTACAACGCACGGGTACAGTGCTCAGCGAAAAACAACAAAAGCTGATGCAGCAGTTAAGCACCCGGCTTGAACGCCTGAATGAATCGCGCACACGGGAAATTCAGAAAATGAGGGAACTTGGCGGAGAGCTGAAACGCCACGGCATTTCCCTGACAGGCAGCGATAACACCATTCAGCAGGCCATCAGACGCACCGAACAATACAACAACCAGCTTGAACGCGAACGGCAGGCGCTTGCGCGTGTAACGCAGGCGCGTGAGCGGTATTCGCACGCGCAGGAAACCGCGGGAAAACTGAAAACAGGTGGTGCGCTGGCAATTGGTGCGGCAGCGGCGGGCGGCTATGCTGCCGGGCGTTTTTTGCAGCCTGCGATCGGGTTCGGCAAAGAGATGTCCCGCGTTCAGGCACTGACGCGAATCGACAAAAACAGCCCGCAGTTTAAGGCGCTGCGTGAGCAGGCGTTAAAACTTGCTGAAACACAGTTTACTGCGAGTGATGCCGCCAGTGGGCAGAGCTTTCTGGCAATGGCTGGTTTTACTCCGCAGGCCATTCAGGCCGCATTGCCCGGTGTTCTTAATATGGCGCTGGCAGGTGGCGTCGAACTCGGCGAGACGGCTGATATAGGCTCCAATATCCTCACACAGTTCAACCTGACAGCCGATCAAATGGACCGGGTGGGCGATACGCTGACAGCAGCATTTACCCGGACCAATACTGATTTACGCGCGCTGGGCGAAACCATGAAGTATACCGGTCCGGTTGCCGCAAAACTTGGTATCAGTCTTGAAGAAGCGGCGGCCATGGCCGGGATGCTTGCCAATAATGGTCTTCGCGGAAGCGATGCTGGCACGGCCATGCGCGCAAGTCTGTCCCGCCTTGCATCACCGCCAAAAGCTGCGGCTGATGCACTGAAAGAGCTGGGGGTGTCAGTTGCTGACGCCAGAGGCAAAATGCGCCCGATGGAGGATGTGCTGCTTGATCTCTATAAGGCGACACAAAAATACGGACAGGTGGACCAGGTCTCCTTCTTCAAGGACATCGCCGGAGAAGAGGCGTTCGTTGGTTTGCAGACGCTTGTTGCGGCGGCTGGTTCAGGAGAGCTGCAAAAACTGACCAGAGAATTGCAGGGGGCAAGGGGAGAGGCCGATCGCGTCGCAAAAGTAATGGCTGATAATCTTGATGGGGACCTGAAAAATCTCGACAGCGCATGGGAAGGTCTTCGTATTCGCATCAGTGATCTGGTTGACGGTCCGCTGCGTTCTGTCACGCAGTGGCTCACGCGGGTGCTTGAAAAAATCACCTCGCTGGCGCAGGCCCATCCGGTACTGACGCGCCAGCTACTGATAGCAGGCGGTGCGTTGCTGGCAATGACTGCAACGATTGGCTCGTTGTCGCTGGTTATTGGGGTGCTTTACGGGAAGCTGGCCACCCTGCGTCTTGGTTTTGACATTCTTACCCGGTCAATGAATGTCGTCAGGGTGTTACCTGCGCTATGGGGAATGGTGACGGGTTCCGTTTCTTTACTGGGAGGCGTTATCGGGGCGTTGTTCAGTCCGGTTGGTCTTATCGTGGCTGCGCTTGCCGGAGCTGCCGTTCTTATCTGGAAATACTGGGATCCTATCAGGGCTTTCTTTGCCGGGGTGTTCAGCGGGATTATGGAAAGGCTGACCCCGTTGCGCGACACCTTTGAACGGTTTGGCCCTGTTTTTGACGTAATCGGAAGCGGTTCAGCCAGGTGTTTAACTGGTTTAAATCGCTGCTGTCACCGATGGAGTCCAGCAAGGAAACGCTGGATAAATGTACCAGTGCTGGCGAGGTATTCGGTAACGTTCTTGGTGGTGCGTTACAGCTTGTTCTGACGCCTGCAAAAATGTTGCTGGATACGCTGGCGTGGATACTTGAAAAACTCGGTGTGCTTCCGGATGAAGCGGAAAGGGCGCGCAAGAAAATCGAAGACGCACAACGTGCGGCCATTCTTCAGGACAAGGTTGCTCTGTTTCAGGGAGACATTGCGAAAATCAATCCGCCGAAGTCTGCGGGAAATAGCAATGGCACCGGAGATGATAAACCCAAAGACAACAAACCTCTCACAGACAGCAATACCGGCACGCTACGCAGACTCAGCAAAATTGCTGATAACACAGGTAAGCTGGTTGATGAGACAAAAAAACGCATTGGCCCCGGCGATATTGTCTTTAAGAACCTGCCCGCGCACTTGCTGTTCGTGGGGAGTGGCAGGAGCGGAAGATTGCGCAGGTCAGTAAGCCTGCCCCCGCAATTAATATCACACCCGTGGTCCCGGCTCCGCTGCCTCCGGCGCTGGTCCCTGTTGTTGCGGCCAGCTCCCGCCCGGTGGTGGAGGCCATACGATCGCCAGTGGCATCAGTTCCTGCAACTTCCCGTAACCGGGAGCCTGTTGCCTCCGGATTTGGCGGTGAAATTCATGTTCATCTGCATAACGTTGTTACGCAGAATCCCCGCGAACTGGCGAAACTGGTCGGCGAAATGGTCAGGGCAGAAATGGAACGGCGCGCCCGTGCCAGGCGTGGCAGTTTTTACGATAAAGATTGAGGAGTCATGGCCATGATGATGATCTACGGCATGTTTGTTTTTGAGCTGCGCACGTTGCCGCATCAGCAGTTACAGCAAAACAAAAGCTGGCGACATGTGAAAAATGAACGCGTTAACCGTTCAGCAAGCTGGCAGTATATCGGTGCAGGTGATGATCGCATCGTTCTTTCTGGTGTTCTTTATCCTGAGATTACTGGTGGCGAAGTGTCGCTGTCGTTGTTGACCACGCAGGCATATACAGGACGTCCTTGGCCTTTGATTGATGGCGTCGGGCAGATTTACGGCATGTATGTCCTGACCGGAACGAATACGACCCGCTCCGAGTTTGATCGCTACGGTAAGGCGAAAAAGATAGAATTTTCACTGACTCTTGAACGCTGTGATGAGGATTTGCGGGAGCGCCTGCAATCCTCATCGTTCAGCGATATGCTGTCCGGCTTCAAAGATAAGGTGACATCATCCCTTAATAGCGCGGCCAGCTCAGTTAAGGGGCTGCTCTGATTTAACGTATGTCGCCAATTTCCTGATGAAGGTGACTGGCGACTTGCTGTTGTATGTCCTTCTCAGAAAATTGTTTTTGAATAACAAATAACAGGATTTTATAATCTCTTAACCTTATAACATGTGTGGTCTGAAATAATAATTAAGGAGATTATCGTGCTATCTTACTTAATGGCAATTCACTTTGTTTTATTTGGAAACTCTACTAATTTAAAAAACTTCTGGAAACATGAAGTAATTCGGCGGAAACGTATGGATATCTGGAGGCTTTTAAGAGAGAAAAAGCAGCGTAACCGGAATTTCCTTTTCTGGTGGCGGTTGGCTAACGAAATGTATATTAATGGTAATAAATTACATAAGAAAGCAGCCAAAAAGTTAAACAGTAAAATAATTAACAAGTTTGGTTGTGAAATAGGATTGGGCGCAAATATTGGAAAAGGGTTGACAATTCCCCATCATGCTGGAATTGTTGTTCATTTTGCTGTTGATGCGGGTGAAAATCTGGTATTACGACAGAATACTACCATTGGACAGATAGATGGTGATATGCCTAGTTCAAGAGTAAAAATTGGTAGTAACGTTGATATCGGAGCTAATTGTTGCATCATTGGATTATCACGTAAAATTGGGGATAATGTAAAAATAGGTGCAATGTCTTTTATAAATAAAGATATACCATCAAACTGCACATATATAACTAAAAAGAGTGGTGTTGTATTGTATAAATAGAGTACATAAAGCCATCGATATTTCTGTCGATGGCTTTTTCTTTTTATTGTGGGGCGACTGGCCACTCAACATCCGCTGCTACTGTTGTATCAACACGATTCAACAATACCCGATATGTCTTCCATGCAGCCAGTAACGATGCCTCTTCCTCCGTCGCAATATCCAAATCTACGGCATCCTGAAGTGGCGCAATATGCTCACTGGCTA